GATAGCGCGGCTGGGTTCGTGGACAGTCTCGTCGTGGGGGCTGGTGGGGCGGCACAGACAACAGGGGCAGGCGCGAATGGAACTGGCGGCGGTGGTGGCGGGGGTGTTCGTCAGAACACGAGCGTCCACCTACCTGCGGGGTCGCATACGATCACGGTCGGCGCTGGAGGCGCGACGGGAACAAACCCTGCTACTGGTAATGCGTCGTCTATCGGGACGTTGATAAGCATCCCCGGTGGTGGGCGCGGTGGACAATCAAACAGCAACCGTGGCGGTGATGGTGCGTCTGGCGGTGGAGGCTCGCGCAACGGTATCGCCGGCGACCCCATTGTTGGTTTTGGCTTCGCTGGTGGTGGCCCAAACACGGACGGTGCTCCCAACTACGCGGGGGCAGGCGGCGGTGGTGCTGGTGCTGTCGGCACAAGCGGCACTAACACGGTGGCTGGCAACGGCGGCGCAGGCACACCCAACTCTCTCCAAACCAATTCTGCCCAAACTTACGGCGGTGGTGGAGGTGGCGGCACTTACGACGGCGGTACTGCTGGAAGCGGCGGCTCTGGTGGTGGTGGTGCTGGAGCAACCGGCAGTAGCGGATCGCCGGGAACTTCGGGAACAGCCAACACGGGCGGTGGCGGGGGTGCTGCCGGGTCTAGCGCATCGGGCGGCGCAGCAGGCGGTGCTGGTGGCAGCGGTGTCGTAATTATTAGGTACGCAATCTAGGAAGAGGAAAAGTAATGGCACATGCAGCACGAATAGATGACGGGATCGTTCGGGAAGTCATCGTCGTACCAAGCAACCTTGATGAGACAGAGAGCGACGCAGCGATACAGGCTTACGTCAATGGCATCGGCCTTGCAGGTAACTGGATTCGCACCTCTTACAACGCGAACATCCGTGGACGGTACGCAGGTATCGGTTTCACTTACGACGCTGACGAGGATGTGTTCGTCGCTCCTGTTGTTGAGGAAGAGGTTCCATAGTGCATTGGAATCTTGATACTCCTGGCGCTTTGCTAGCCGTACTGAGTATCTTCGGTCTGCTTCTTTCAGGCTTGATCTTCGTGATTGACGCTCGCATCAGCCGGATAAAAAAAGAAATGACACCGAACGGTGGGACGTCAATGCGCGATGTTCTTGACCGCATTGAAGCACAGAACACAAAATTGGAAGAGCAACTCGATCACCATATTACTTGGCATTTAGAAAATAAGTGACGGAGAAAACTAGTGCAGAACACTTGGAAAGACCTTGAAAAATTCATCTCTGAATCCCCCTTGGGCGTCGCACTAAAGGTATTTGCTGCGACTGGCCTGACGTGGCTGGTTGACAACATCGGAGACTTCGGTTGGCCTCCCGTATTGATCGCTGCTATTCCCCCGGCAATTGTCGTTCTCGTTGACTGGCTGAACGGTGAGGACACACGCTTCGGTCGTAACTCTAATGGCTAAGTTGGTAAAGGGCGGTGTCGTCCTCCGCGATCAGATCAATAGTCGATGGCCCGGTCGAGATAAGCGGAGCGATGGATGGATTGGGGATCGAGCGCACTCTAAGCGCAAGTCCGATCACAACCCTGATAAAGATGGTTGGGTTCACGCCATCGACATTGACGAGAACATGGGCAAGAAGGGCAAGTGGCGCAACGGTAAGACAGCGAAGAAACTTGCTGACCAGTTGATTGCGTATGCGGCGTCTGGCTTGCCGGGTAGTAGGCGCGTCAAGTACGTCGTGTACGAGGGCCGACTGGCTTCGGGCACTTACCGCAGTAAGTGGTGGAAGTGGCGGCCCGGTAACTGGGGCCACTACCAGCACATTCACATCTCGTTCACAAAGTGGGCACAAAAAGACGAGCGCCTGTGGCCCCTGCCGATCCTCACGAAGAATCGTCAGTTGAAAAAGTCGTGGCAAAAGAAACTTTATGGCTGAGAAGAAGAGACCGAAAAAGAAGTTCAAGACCGCTGCCTGGACACGACGCGAAGGGCAAAACCCTGACGGTGGGCTGAACGAAAAGGGCCGCGCGTCCTTGCGGGCGAGGGGCCAAAACATCAAGCGGCCTCAACCGGGCGGTGGCAAGAGGAAGCGTTCTTTCTGTGCTCGGAGTCTTGGTCAAAAAAAGAAGTTCCCCAAAGCGGCGAAGGATCCCAACTCGCGCCTGAACAAGGCTCGCAGGAAATGGAAGTGCTAGGTGGCTGAGAATAAGGCGGTTGTCAATGACATTCCTTTTGCTATCGGTCAAGATATTATCGACCGGCTTGCCCGTTTCGACCGCAGCGGGTTTGCTGCGGATTACGCCATAGGTAATCAGCCATGGCTTTCTTCGGCATCAGATGCTACAAGGATTTCCCGAGTTACGACTCCGTACCAGAAAGAACGTGTCGATCAAGCGGCGGCTGCCGGTGAGAACACGCTGTCGAACTGGTGGCTCCGCTCTGCTACCTCGTGGCATCGAGGTGAAGGTGCCGAGTTCTATGACGCGGACGAAGGCGACCTGTTCCGTTTCCGTGAGTCGGCGAATGTGGATGTGTGGACGCAGGGGCAGATTAGCCTGCTGAACTCCACGTCGGAGGTGGCTAGCCATGGTGGCTCTTACGCGCACACGTGCTCGCTGGGAACGTGGTTCATAAATGGCGGCAACGTGTACCTGTACAAGATTGCCACGAGTTCCGTTGTGCAAGTTACTTCTTTCTCTGGCACCGCTCAGGCTCTAACTACTGACGGTTGCAACGCACTGGTCGGTGCTGCTGATGGCATCTACGAGATCGACAGTTCACTGGCTACAACGAAACTGTACAACCATGCAGGTTCAGGTGCATCGTGGACAGTCCAAACCATTGGTTACGTCAAAGACCGCATTGTTGTTGGATGTCAGATTACCGACGCATTGCCGATGCGTGTGTTCGAGTTAGGTCGTAATCCCACCTCCCCTCCGGTAAACATCAACTTGAGTACGACTTCCGGGGACTCGCGCTACGAGTACGCAACTACCGAACTAAGTTTTGTCGCCGTGACGGAAACCACGAGCGCGATTTTGGTGGCGTTGAACATCGGCGTCCAGGCTAAGGTTCTGTCGTTTACAATCGACACGTCGGCCAGCGGCAGCGGTGCTATGCTTACGCCAATCAACGTAGCGGAATTTCCCGTCGGTGAAGTTCTCCGCAATCTCAAGTCTTACTTGAACACGTACGTCATCGCTGCTACAAGCAGGGGTGTCCGTGTTGCCGAAGAGTCTACCTCGGGTACGGGGTTCATTTACGGCCCGCTGTCCGTGGAGGATGACATCACGGATATGGCGTTTGATGGTGAGTACGTGTACGCAACGCGCACCACCGAGCGTCTTGGTGCTAAGGGCCTGTGGCGCATTGACCTCGGGCAGCAGGTCGGAGACTTCTACGCTTTCGCTGCTGATCTTTCGGTGTCTGAGGGCACGCCGCAGTCAATCGCATTCGTAGGGACGACAGGTCTGGCGTTGATCTGTACGTCTGCAAAAGTTTTCATCGAGTCGTCAACCGTGAAGGCCGAGGTCGGTACGCTGGATTCTGGCTTCGTGCGCTACGGCACGACGGAGTTCAAGCAGCCCGTGTCGTTCTCGATCCGCAGTGAGACCACGAATGGTGTGCTTGGTGTTCAACTGTCAGATCCTACCGGGGCAAACGCCAAATTTGAGTCTATCCCGCTGGGCCGGGTGCTGAACATTCCACTGTCGGTAGATTTGCTGCCCGAGACTGAGTTCGAGGTGAAGGTCACGTTGACACGTGACACGAGTGATACCTCACTGGCCCCCGTCCTGCAGGAGTGGCAGTTGCGTGCGCTCCCCGCACCTTTACGATCTCGAACGATTACTTTGCCTTTACTGAATTACTCGGAGGAGAAAGACTCGAACGGAGTTATCCGGGTGTCCGATCCCTGGTACCGGCTTCAGGCGTTGGAGCAGTTGGAGCAGACGGGTGGGGCGTGCCTATTGCAGGACTTCTCGACGGGTGACGAGCGCATCTGCGTGGTTCGGGCTGTACAGTATGAGCAGTCAGCACCGCCGTCGTTCGTTGATGGCTTCGGTGGCATGGTCACCGTGCAACTACAAACCGTGGATGTGGAGATTACGTAATGCAGATGTCGCTTGTGCCGCTAGTGATGCAGGGGGACTCAGACGCACTAGTGGGGCGAGTGAGGCAGGTGTTGAATGTTCCTGGCGGCAACACGTTAGACTACGAGTTATCAGAAATGATAAGGGGCATACAGCGCAATCAAGACATTCCGCCCCACGGATGCCTGGACGAGAGAACCCTGGCAGTTTTTGATATTACTCCGTACTAAAAAAAAGCGAGGCCACCTTCGGGTGGCCCCTTTTTTTATGCGCATATTCGGATACTGCCCCCAAAAACCCCCTTATTAGTCGCTCGCCTACGGCTCGCTCCTTGCCGGAACCCTGAAAAAGAGAAATGCCCCCCTACCCCCCACGATTTCAAGATCGTAGCAGGTAGGAGAAACACCCTGGCCGGCTCATGCCGTCGCCCGTCAAATGGAGTTTCTGCCCCACGCTCTCGCGCAGGCGGAGCCTACCACAGGTGTGCGACACACCGGAACTCTTGGCGTTGTCACAGTTCGGTGCTACGGTTCGCACGTGGTCTTCGAGTGGGAACTGGACAAGTTCAAGCGCATCCGGCTAGAGGACGATATTGAGATCCTGATGGACTCAAGAGCGAGATTTGCGCTGGTTCTAGTGCCCTGGCACAGGACGGACGAGCCAGAGGTTGACAAGGCAATGTGGCACGCGCAGGCGCAAGGGTTCGAGGTCATTGTCGAGATGGGAAACATCGTCGGCTACACCATCCCCGAAGTTGACAACGAAGATTGGGAATTTATCCTCATGGAGCCACAAAGTGAATGAAGCACCATCACACCGCTCGTACTCGCAGTTGAGTACCTTCATGCGATGTCAGCGACAGTATTACCTAGCGAAGATCGCCCAAGTTCCCGAGCAACCGGCTGTGTACCTGGCCGCAGGAACGGCTGTCCATTCGATGATCGAGCACGTCAATCGCGAGTTGGTGGGAGAGCCTGATGCCTGACCAACGTGGTATCCCGACACGGATATGCGTGTGCGGCAGCGACACCTTCAAGGTGCTGGTCAGGTTCGAGGACGGCCTACCCGTGTGGTGGACGCTGAGCGGGTACTGCGCTGAGTGTGAGTCGCCGGTAACGCTTGCCTCGCCCGACGAGCAAGAGGAGTTGCTGTGTTGACCGACATTTCTGAGAAGTGGTTGGAAGTATTCCAACGAGCCGTTGCCGATGTCGAGGCACGCAGCGACGTGCCAGCAGAACAGTGGCGTGTGGCTGGTCGTCGCACCAAGGCAAACCCCGATGGGGAAACGCTGGACTTCTGGCAGTCCGAGGGTCTGCGTCAAGTCGAGGAGTACCTGGAGTGGTATGAAAATTCCGGGTGGACGATTGCCACCCTGCCCGACGGCAAGCCTGGCATTGAGTGGGAGGCTCAGGTGCAGTTCGGCGGCTCTCCGGTGCGCCTGATTGTCGATTGCGTCTACACCAACGGCACAGACCTGATCGTCGTTGACTACAAAACGGGCCAGCGTGTGCCCTACGGCCAAGAACAGTTGGCGTTGTACGCAAGTTCGATTGAGAAAGCCTACGGCGTGCGCCCCAAGTGGGGTGCGTTCTACATGAGCCGGAAGGGTGAACTTTCAGATCTTGTCGATCTTGCCCCCTGGGGAATAGACTACTTTGACTTCATGTTCACTTCAATGAACGAGCAAATGGCAACAGGATTCTTCCCGCCGCACGTCGGCGATCACTGTTCTTTCTGCTCATTCAAGTTGTACTGTCCCGCCGTGGCTGGCCTCAAGTCAGCAGAGTTCCCGTTAGAAATATCGACAAAGGAGAGCAAGTGAGTAGCACTACGGAATCCCCGTTCAGCCTGACCGTCAAGGTCGGCCCGAATAATGACCTGCTTACTGGAAGAGCAGACACCAAGGAAGAAATGACTCAGCGCATCGCTGACCTCCGAGAACTTACGGCGGTACTGCAAGGCTCTAGTCAGAGTGCTGTAAAGGATGACACGCAGGCGGCAGTTCAGGCCCTCGCCGGGGCTGGAATCACCACGCAGGTAGTCGAGGAATCCACCGCCATCGACACACAGATGGACAGGTACGGAAATGAGTGGACATACGGGCACCCCGATGCACCGGATCTGCCCGATGGTCGCGGCAAGTATGCACGCAAGAAGGGCACAAACAAGGCAGGCCGTGCGTACGTCGGCTGGTTCGACCCGGTGAAGGGGCCGAAGCCTTTCTCGAAGGGTGCTGTGGAAGCGGAACCGATCTGGCCACAGCGATAAGACGTGCGCTCGCTACTGCAGGTCATTCGTGGCTCGTCGTTGGCGGGTGAGGATCTTCCAGAGATCCTCCCCGCCTTGACGGCAAGCACGATCAGGTTTCGTCGTGGACAACTTCATGTAGTTGCCGGGCAACCAGGTCGAGGCAAGACGCTGTTTGCATTCTGGTACGCCGTAAAGTGTGGGGAGCCCGTGTTGTATCTCAATGCCGACTCCGACCAGGGAACGATGGCAAACCGGGCTGGAGCCATCATGCTGCAAATGCCCGTCAGCGACGTCAAGAGGCTGCGTGACACCGAAGCCGAAGTGCTCCTTGAGGATGCGATCTACGACCTGACCCGCCGGGTGCGCATTGAGCCTGACCCCCACCCGACACTCGACGGAATCTATGAAGAAGTGCAGGCGTATGTCGAGGTGTTCGGGATGCCTCCAGCAGCGATCTTTGTGGACAACTTGATGAACATTCAAGCGACGCACGACAACGAATGGACGGGGCTTCGGGATGCCATGAGTGCGCTGCACTCGTTGGCTCGTGAGACTGAGAGTGCAGTCATAGCCCTGCACCACACAAGCGAGCAGTCAAGTAATCCCGACGCTCCCGGCCCTATGCGCTCGGTCATGGGTAAGGTCAATCAACTTCCAGAGGTTATTCTCTCGGTTGCACGTGACGGCGATAAGTTTCATGTAGCGGCTGTGAAGAATCGGGACGGCGAGGCTGATCCGAATGCCACCAATCCGACGACCGTGTACTGCGACGCGCCAACGATGTCGCTGTTCAACAGCCTGCAAGAACTGGAGTTGTACAGAACTAAGAGGGAATGGCAGTAATGCAGTGGCACGAGGCCGCAACGTGCCGATCCGTTGATCCAGAGTTGTGGTTCCCCGAGTACCAGGGGCAGCAGTGGGAGGCCGTAATGATTTGCTCTCAGTGCCCTGTGCGGCGCGAGTGCATGACTGCATCGTTCGACCAGCAAGAAGAGTTCGGCGTGTGGGGTGGCCTGACTTCCTGGAAGAGGGTGGACTTGCTGCAGAAGTACAGGAAGAAGCCTTACCCTGACCGGCCCGGCTTCATTGACCGCCTGCTTGAGCAGGTAGATACTGATATTGCGGATCGCGTGGCACACCAGGAGGAGATGAACGACCGGCGATTAGAGCGCAACGCGCAGAACAATCAGCGAATCCGAGACGAGTTGAAGTCAAGGGGCTTGAGTTCGAGGGGTAAAGAGTGAGTACAGCAAACAAGCGGAAAGGCTCTCAATGGGAGCGTGACGTCGAGGATCACTTGAATACTCAGGGCTTGAAGGCTCGTCGCCTTCCCCGCGCAGGATCGAAAGACATCGGTGACGTTTGCGTAGTCGGGGCCGACTTCGACATTGTGATCGAGACGAAGAATGTCAAGGATGCCTGGAGTCAGATGAAGGGCTTCCTTCGGGAGGCCGACGTTGAGTCTTGCAACTATGACCTCAAGTATGACCGCAACACGATCCCGGTGGTAATGACTAAGACTCGTCAGTCTGGAACGGGCGAGGGTCGGGTGGTCATGACCATCGACACGTTCATCAACCTGCTGAAGTGGGGTCATGTGGCATGAACGAGGAAGTGATGGAGCAGCAGTTGCTTGCTGTGTTCGAGCACTACGGGCTACCCGAGCCTGGCTATGGCGAGCGTTCGATCAAGTGCCCCGCTCACGATGATCGAGTCCCGAGTGCCTCCGTGAACCGCCAGAAGGGTCTTTGGCACTGCCATGCTTGCGGAGCAGGCGGTGGCCCTATCGCCCTCGTACAAGCGATGGAGCAGGGGTCATATCAGGATGCTCGTAGGATGGTAGAAAGTCTGTCAGGCTCCTCGACAGAGCCGATTTGGAGCATTCCTAGGCGTTCTAAGGGTAAGCGGTGGACTCCACCCAGGCTTCGGGCCACATCATGAGACTTACTGTGGAGTATCTTGGCTGGACACTGGATATCAACCTCGACCTGACCACCAACGTGGAAGAAGAGAAGGGCGAGGCTGACCGCCTCACCACTAGCGAAAACGGTTCGGTAGGATTCACCCCCGACCCAGCCTTCCGAGACTTGTATCCAGAAGAAGATGAAGAGTAGGAGAAAAAAATGCTAGAGGCACTCGTACTGACGGTGGCCCTTGCGGGTAAAGCAGATTTCGATTACAAGAATCCGTGGACACCAACAAAGAATGTGGAAGAGATCCCCGACAGCCTCTATCGTGGCTGGCATTACAATAAAAAATACGAACCGTTCAGAAAATGTATCCTGGCCCGCGAGAGTGGATCGAACTTCAAGAGCGATGGAAGCGGCGGCTCCGGCGGTTTTCAATTCGTCCAGAAAACATGGGACGCATACGTCGTGAAGGTTGATCCTGGGTACGTCGGGGTGCGACCCAATAAAGCACCACCGTATTTACAGGAAGAGGTCTTCTGGTCGGTACTCAACAGTCACGCAAAGAAGCCGGGGATGGAGGGCCGTCACCACTGGTCGGCCTCTCATGCTCACGGTGCCGGATACACACACGTAAAGGACTGTTGACCTATGACCCCCCCCTGTCCTCACTGTGGAGGGCCAACGAATACAGATTGCTACCGATTGCTGCTCAGGTGCGCAAGTTACGCCTTCGACTGCGGGAGGTACTCAATCAGGCCCGATCCACCCGTAAGGGAGATGCCACTTTTTGATTGGCCTTCGAGAGATCGCTTGAAGAATGAAACCTAACGAAAAGTTGATGGACTTGTGGACACGTGCAGCCCACGTGTACCACCAAGAACTTGGTGGCTCGCCAGCAGAGGAATACCTTGGTGGCCGAGGCTTACTGGATGCAGCCCCGCAGTTTCTTCTTGGCTACGTCGCCGAGCCGGAACCTGGACACGACCACAGATTCAGTGGCATGTTGTCGATCCCGTACATCACGCCTGCCGGTGTGGTCGGCTTCAAGTTCCGACGACTGACGGAGGGCAGCCCTCGCTATCAGTCACCCACTGGGCAAAGGCATCACTTATTCAACGCTCAGGCGATCATTGAAGCCTTCGAGCACATCCTCATAGTGGAGGGCGAACTCGACGCTATTGCCGCCACCGTTGCTGGCTTCCCTGCCGTGGCTGTGCCTGGTGTAAACGGGTGGAAGCCTCACTTTCGTCGCTGCTTCGACGGCATTGAGCGGGTGCTTGTCATGTGTGACAACGACCTGAAGGAAGATGGCAGTAATCCTGGTCAAGAGTTGGCTAAGAAACTGACTGAAATGCTTCCAGATGCGGTGCGCGTGTCGCTGCCCCTGGGGGAGGACGTCAATAGTACGCTTGTGAATCAAGGAGCGCAGTACCTCGCAGACCTTGTGAGGGCAATCGAATAGGAAGGCGCTCCTATGGTGGCTACACCACCGCCCTTCGCTCCACCTTTCGGCCTCTCAGTCGAAGAGTTAGTCCGTTATCATCGACGTGCTACGAACTATGCACGCTTCCGCATTCAAGATGCTGGCGCACGTGAGTACGGCCAGGAAGACCAGCAACTAATCGAGAACTATGACCCCGCTCGGTGCCTGCTGGAGATCCGTCAAGAGATAGCGGACGCCATCAACTATCTTGTCGGGCTTGACCTGCAAATAGGTCGCTGGCAAGACCGAATCCAGGATGTTGGATGAAAAGAATAGTTGTTATTTCTGACCTGCAAATACCCTTCGAGGATAAGAAGGCTGTCGATGCTGTCGCTCAGTTCATCGAGGAGTACGAGCCCGATGACGTGATCTCTGTTGGCGACGAGAGCGACCTCGCACCCATCAGCAGGTACTCACTCAACACCCGCAGCATGTACCAGGGAGACCTGGGCAAGGAGCGAGACCGAGTGGTGGACGTGCTGGGGATGTTGAAGATCAAGCACGTTACCCGCAGCAATCACCTCGACCGATGGTTCGCTGCCCTGTCCCGTGTCCCCGCATTCGAGACCATCCCCGAGATGCAACTCGAAGAGTTCTACAAGTTCAGGGAACTCGGCGTGACCTACCACCAAGACCCCTGGTCACCAGCCCCAGGCTGGCTACTCATGCACGGGGACGAGGGCACGCAGTCGAGTAAGGGTGGACAGGTAGCACTTGGCCTGACCATGCGCACGAATAAGTCGGTGGTGTGTGGTCACACCCACAGGCAAGGGATCTCCCATCACACGTTCACCTACCTCGGAGACAAGAAGCCGTCCGTCAAGACGGGCTTTGAGGTGGGCACGCTTGCTGACTTTGGGAGCCCTGGTATGAGGTATGCCAGGTTCAAGAACTGGCAGCAAGGCTTTGGCCTGCTGTACGTGGAAGGAAGCAACGTGACCCCCGTAGCCGTGCCCATCATCAACAAGTCATTCATTGTTGAGGGCGTCAAGCACTCGTGGCGGTGAGGGTATGGCACTAGAACTAGACGACGCATTCTGGATGGAAGTTACTGAGTTTGCTGCCGTGG